AACAGCGCAGCAAGTTTGGGAAAAAGATTCTAGAAAACGGAATTATATTGAAAATGTACTAGGTGCCGAATTAGTAGAAATATGGGAAAGTGATTGGGTTGATATGAAAAGAAATTTTTAATCATTAATTCTCTAAAAAAATAATACTTGACACATGGCCCCCTTTGTGGTATAGTTAATTGTAACAAGAGAGGATGATTCGTTATGACTACAGTTGGTATTTTCAAAAACAGACACATGAAAGACCGAAAATTTTTCGAAGACTATGTGTCAGAAGATATGGACTCTTTAGACGATGTGGAATTGACAGTTGATGATGATGAACATGTCGTGATTCTAGAAAGAAAAGCCGCTATCACATCTGCATTGCTTACACTCACTCCCCGCGAAGAGCGTGTGGTGCGGATGCGGTTTGGACTTGGTGGTTTAGAGAAATCTTACACATTAGAAGAAATTGGACAAACATTTTGCGTGACTATGGAACGCATCCGGCAAATCCAATCAAAAGCATTACGGAAATTAAAATTCACATCACGGACAGTAACTTTGAGAGATTTTGTGTGAATATCTTCATACTAGACAAAGACCCAAAAGTTGCCGCCCAATTGCAGTGTGACAAACATGTGGTAAAAATGATAGTAGAAAGTGGTCAAATGCTTTCTACTGCCCACCGCATGTTAGATGGCACAGAGACTCGACGCAAGTCCAAATCCGGTAAAACTTTAGTCAAATATTGGGAATTGCCCGATAGTCGTGAGAATGTCTTATATAAGGCTGTTCATATGGGTCATCCCTGTACTGTGTGGACAATGGCGAGCGATAACAACTATATGTGGCATTATGAACATTTTACAGAACTATGTAGAGAATACACATACCGATATGGCAAAGTCCATATGACAGACACCCTATTGCGTACTGCATTAGGTAAACTTCCAAAAAATATCAAGGATGGGTATAAGTATACCCTCACTCCATTTCCACTTGCAATGAAAGCAAATCCAGAGTGCATTTTTCCCGAAAACCCTGTAAAATCATACCGTATGTTTTATGAAACTAAACAGGAAAGATTCAGTATGGTATGGACAAAACGCAAAATCCCCGAATGGTTCAACAAAAAGGAAACTCTATGAACCCTATATTATATATTTTGATGAGAACAGACATGACTTCTTTGAACGCCGGTAAGGCAATGGCCCAGGCCAGTCATGCAACAAATGCATTTATTCAAGAGGTCGAACGTGTAGATGACGCGGAAATAAAAGAACTTGTAGAAATATGGTCTACTCAAACTTGGCAAGGTTTTGGTACTGTATTAGTTTTGGGTTGCAACGAAACAGAAATGAATGAAGCAGTTGATTATTCGCGGCGAGATTCAGAGTTATTGAAGACCTTTTTGGAAGGTGTTGTGCATGATCCAACATATCCCGTTCGCGATGGGGAAATGACGCATTATGTTCCTGTTGATACATGTGCATTTATTTTTGGCGACAAAGACGAGATTGACTTTCTCGATGGTTTAGATTTGCATGACTAGATATAAAGTTTTGAAAAGGTGTTGACAAGGCATGGCGATGTGTGATATAAGTAGTTGTATAAACAAAATAGAGAAGAGACTATGATTTTAATAGACCTAAGTCAAGTTATCATATCCAATCTAATGACACAGGTTGGCCCACGCACCACAGAAATCGATGAAATGTTGGTGCGTCATATGATATTGACGAGCATACTCAACATAAAAAAGAAATTTTCGGCCGAGTACGGTAATATCGTAATCTGTTGCGATAATAAAAATTATTGGCGAAAAGACTTATATCCATATTATAAGTATTCTCGCAAGAAGGAAAGAGAAAGTTCTGGAATAGATTGGAGTTTGATTTTCAATACAATGAATGATGTCAAACGCGAATTGAAAGAAGTGTTTCCTTACAAAATTATCGAACAGGATCGCGCCGAGGCGGACGACATTATTGCAGTTTTGACTCAGACATATGCAGTACACGAAAAAGTATTGATTATGTCTAGTGACAAAGACTTTAAACAATTGCAAAAGTATCCTAATGTGGTGCAGTATAGCCCGATGCAGAAAAAATATTTGCAGGAAGATAACCCTGTAAAATATCTTCGCGAACATATCATTCGCGGCGATAAATCTGATGGTATTCCAAATTTCCTCAGCGATGATGAGGTATTTGTGGAAAATCGTCGACAAAAACCTATCACAAAAAAACTTCTAATAGGGTGGATGGACATGACCAGAACACCAGAAGATTTTTGCGATGCAAACATGTTGGAGCGTTGGAAAAGAAATGAGGCCTTAGTTGATTTAACAAATGTACCAGAAGGGATTAAAAAAGAAATTTTAGACAAATTTGAAATGTCTCCGGTGGGTGATATGAAAAAAGTCTTTAACTATTTTATCCAAAATCGCATGATGATGTTGATGGAAGAAATCGACTCATTTAAAGAGAAAGAATACAAATCTTATCATAAACTAGATGTAATGAGGACCGCATGAAAGAAAGAACTAAAAATTACAAGTGTTACTCAAAAGTAATACCAATCGTGTTTCAAGACCATTGTTATGGGTTTGAAGTTAAATTGACCGAAGTAAATAGTATTTGGTCGCAAGATGGCAGATCTGTTGTCACAAAGAAATTCTTTGTTGATGAAACGAATGCCAAAGAGTATGCAGAGTCCGTCAGAGTTTAACTCTGACGGCCCATACATAGGAGAAGACGGATGATAAAAACTGCAATTAAAATATTAGCGCTGTCAACTTTATTGACTGCGTGTTCTCATACACTAAGTTTATCGGTACAGGCTGCAGAAAGAGTAACCGGAACTATTGTTGGAATACAACCTGTATATAGTACAAGATATGAGAATGTTCCCGAATTAGTTTGCAACAATGTTCACGTTCCATTGACTAATAATGCAAATGTTTTGCAGGGGGCAATCATTGGTGGAATTATTGGTAACTCACTGCGCGGCGGAAGTAAGGTACGAAATCGAAATACCGGCGCGATTATCGGTGCTTTCATTGGGGCCAATCAATCTAGTGGAAACAATGCCACTAGAGTTGAGAACCGTTGTCAAACAGTCAACAGACGCAATTCTTATCAGGTGATTGAAAAATATTGGCTGGACATAAGAGTTCATGGAACTACTATTCGCCGGTCGATATATGCAAATAACAATCGTCCAAATGTTCGCATTGGACAACATATAGATGTGATGGTAAATTATTCTATAAATTAATTTTATGAAAGTTGATAATATGTATATAGTTGAAAATTTTCTTCGATGTGAAGATCATCAAAAAATTGAAGAATTTATCTATTCAGACGATTTTGAATGGAAATATGTCGCTTTCAAATCCAGAACCGGAGATGATGACATACAATCCGATCATGGATATCATAATCAACAGATGTATAGAATTCTTTATAATAGTGTTACGGGGGTGCGTGATATGAAATATTTACCACATTTTATGCCCGTGGGTGCCCTACTTTCACCATATGCTGCGTTGAGAATGAAAATTAATTTTCAATTTCCATGTGCAGAGGTTGTTCAGAGTCCATTTCATCATGATATTGCGATTGAACAAATTCCTAATGATGTCAAAATTTATACTGCGATTTTGTATTTAAATACAAACAACGGGCACACTATTTTTGAGGACACTGGGGAGAAAATAGAAAGTAAAAGAAATCGGTTGGTAGTGTTTGATGCAAGGAGGGCCCATGCAGGAACAAGTTTTACAAATGCGCGGAATAGGATTGTTATTAATATAAATTTCATTCCATCGATCGAAACTGAGAAGTTTTTAGAAAGAAATAATGTTTACTGTAAAGAGGGCAACCAATAATATGCAACAATATCCTATCGTATTTGAGAACTTTTTTTCTGATTCCGAGTGCAAAACTCTTTTAGAACTGGCCACAGACAATGAAGAGCTGTTTGAAATGACCGCATGTCCCATTCCAAGATGGGACAAAAGAAATATCCACGCATATATGCTTCAAAAGAATCATAAGACCGAACACGCCGTTCTTTTAGAGATAGCAGAACGGATACAAAATAAAATTCGAGAAATTGAAAATGACAAAAATGTTTGGTTAGAAGTCCCTATGTATTCACGTTGGCTGCAGGGTGATGATTTGATGCCCCCACATGCAGATAATATAGAACCGGATGGAATAACACCAAATAGTTCGCCATGGAGATCGCATGGGGTTGTTTTATATTTGAATGATAATTTTTTGGGTGGAGAACTATATTATGAAAATCACGACATGACAATAAAACCAATGGCTCGGTCTTGTGCCATTCATCGCGCGGGCATTGTGGACCGACATGTAGTTCTCGAGGTGCAAAAAGGAACACGCCATACAATAGTGACATTTGCGTGTGTCGATAAAAATTATGTTGATAAACAAAAATATAGTTTTTTGGATGGATATAACGAAATGTACAAATGATAAAATCTTTAAATTGAGCCCTTGACAAGTGCCGACTAGCCTGATAGCTTATTAGTATAGAAAGAATCACTTGTCACTGAAAGGACAAAAAATGCAAGATCAAATCGCAACTCTCCTCGAAACAATCAAATCAGATTATGTCATGTTTACTTCGCGTGGTGATGCCGATAGAGTGTTGTCAGACATCAACCATCAGATGATTGCCGAGTTCAACGAAGGACTGTCAGTCAAAGAAGGTAGTAAATATGTCAAAATCATGACCAAAGGTTCTGTTTGGGGGTTCGTTGTAAAAGGTGACAACGACAAAAAATTTCGGAAAGGTGATATTCTAAAAGCCGCAGGTTGGGCAACTCCTGCTCGGAACCACGCTCGGGGAAATATCCTAGACGGTGGTTACACAATCCAATGGACAGGACCACTTTACATGTAAAAAGAGTTGAGGGGGTTGACACCCTCTCTTTTTTGTGATATAGTAATAGTATAGAGAGAATCATAGAAGGAAATATAATGATCGCAGTGAAAAATAAAACAATCTTGGTTGATTGTGATGGCGTACTCCTAGATTGGGGGTACGCCTTTGCCTCTTGGATGGATCGGCATGGATATGTCGCAACAGGAAGTAGTGAATACGATATTGGTGTCAAATATGGATTGCCGAAATGTGAAAAAGAAAAATTAGTACGGATGTTTAATGAAAGTGCCGCAATTCGGAAACTACCTCCTTTGCGGGATGCAATTAAATATGTCAAAAAATTGCACGAAGAACATGGTTATGTTTTTCACGCGATTACAAGCCTAAGTACAGATCAATATGCGTGTCACTTACGGACAAAAAACCTTCGGGAATTGTTTGGAAATACGGCGTTTGAAAAGTATGTATACCTTGACACGGGCGCTGACAAAGATGACGCGCTACTGCCTTACAAAAATACCGGATGTTATTGGGTAGAAGATAAACCCGAAAATGTCGATTGCGGTATCAATCTTGGACTCTCTGGTATTCTTATTGCACACGATCATAATGTTGGTTATGATGGAAATGCGGTGCGGGTTCAAAACTGGAAAGCGATTTACAAAATCATTGTTGGACAATATGGTATTATTTAATA